TTGTGGCTGATCATAATTTGCCATTTACAAAACTCCTTATATTTATTCAAAGTCCTCGTCATCCGAGGTACCTTTATCATCATCATAACCTTCGAAGATTACTTTTTTAGCATCTGCGAAGGACGCCTTAGCCATTTGTCTTAGCTCGGCTGCTTTATCCTTATTATAACTCTTTTGTCTGTCAGCCTTCTGTCTAAGTAATTGACGATGCTTTTCTGCAGCCTCTTTAGGCTTAGTGGCCAAAATTAGGGTACCTCTACGGAAGACTCCATCAGGGTCATTTCCCGCAGTGAAGTCAGCTTTTGTAGTGGTTTCGTTAGCATCACGCTTATACGGAACCCAGCCTTTATCGTGGTAGCCATGATTTTCATAGAGCTTCTTAGAATCAATAAATCTCCATTCCTTACCTTCGGCTTTAAACTTAGCTTCTAGTGCCGGGGGAAGTTTAAGAGGGTTACCAAACAACTCTTCTTCTCGGATGTACTCCGAACTTTTGGGTTTAGACGAAAGGGGCTTTTTACCTTTTTTAATTGCTTCACTCATATAATTATTCCTTATTTAAAATTAGTTATTCGTAACGATTCCAGTTTTTACGGGCAGAACGCGACTTCAGGCTCTCTAGCACTTTAGGATTAGAAGTATCTAATCCCATCTTCTGTGCAAGGATAAGTGTGGTGTCTGTTACGTCTGGATCTTGGCGTCTTCGGTTATTAGAAGTGCCTTGACCTCCTCCACTCATTTGGAAGTCATCTTGGGTATCCCTCTTGTGACGAGGTTTAATCCCAACATCGACTGCAGCTTCTTTAACCGCCAACTTCATCGCCATCGGGTTATTCTGGTCTTCTGCACTCATACTCTCGTAAACTTTAAGAGCGGCTTTAAAAAGATCAGAGTCTTTATTCTGCAACTCTGGGTAGTCATAAACGAGATTGTTTACCGCTTGCGCTTTTTGAGCAGACTCATTAACAATCCCTTGGGCTGCTTGAGTAGCTTCTTTACGAAGTGTCTCAATAACCTTTTTCGGATTACTATAGATGAGATCTTCTAAAGGTTCGTCTTTTTCAACTGGGGCTTGAGGAGCAAAGCGTTGCTCAATATTGCCCACTTTACGATTTAGCTCACCCTTAAGATTAGTAATCTGTGACGTAAGCGTCTCAGTCATCTTCTTAAGCTCTGCAGCGTAGTCTACTTGATTTGGTTTATTGCCACCGTTATCGGCAGGGGGCGTGCCATTTTGTTCAGACATGGTTTCTCCATTACGTGGTTAATCGATAGTTTAATGTAAACCATTCTATACAAAGAGGCATTCTATGTATAAAATAAGATACATTGCGATAACGTCGCTACTCGGATATAGAAAGTGTTCACTGTAAACAACTGTTCATTTTAAAGTGAACAGCTATTTAGACTTAACAGAAAGGTTAGGGCTTTCTTTTTTTTCTAGTTGGCTTCTAACCAAAGCTAGCAGTTTGCTTGCACCTTCTATTTGAGACTTCTTTTGCACCAAGTTAAAAACCTGATCTTCTGTCTCTACCTTATAGTTTAGCAAATCTGTCTGTAAGACCTTGAAAGCTTCATCTAAAAGCTTGAGGAGCGGCTTATGGTATTCAGTATGCTTAAGATCTTTAAGAAATGCTTTTTCTTCGTTTGTTAACATAATCTATTCATAGGTTATAGCTTATAGGCTGTAAATCTATTCCTAGGTTATAGCTTATAGGCTGTAAATCTATTCCTAGATTACTGCTTATAATCTATTGAGGAGGACGTTGGCCTGGATTACCTGCTTGAGGATTAGATCCGGCCATAGGACTCATACCTTGAGGCACTTGTTGCTGAGAGTTTTGAGCATTCATTTGCATTTGCTGTGCGTTGGCTTGTTGTCCTGCTGCAGCTTGCAATGCTTCAATCATCTTCTCATGCTGTTTAGCTTGAGCAGCTAATTGTAGAGTTTGTTGCTCATTGAATTGACCAAGTAGTTCATCTGAACTAAATATAGTCTGCCAATACGCTAAGTAACCTTCGTGATCCATTTCCGGAGTTACTGGTGTAGAGACGCCACGTAAGATTCTATTTGCTTCTTCTTCAGGGGTTAGAGCAACTGTATGATTAACCGGCTTAGTAATAAACTTACCGAAGTCCTTAACCTGCATTGCCTTCATCTGAGACTTAAGAGCTTCATAAACATTAGAAGGAGTAACGATACCGAGTTGAATGTTAAGAGGATTAGAAACGATCTGTACGATTTGGTTGCTAACTTCTTGCTGAATAGCCGCATTCGAATTCGAGGAGTTAGCGGAAACTTCAAAATCATAATCACCCTCAATATCATCTGCAGACTTTACCTGTGCCCAATAGTCATCTCCGGCTTCGCCAGTGACTCGGAAAGCAAATCCGTTAGGGATGCGGGTTTGCAATAGGTTAAGAAGGAACTTAAGATAACCCTTCCAACCAATCTGCATTCGTTTTAGATGGACATCAAGATTAGCATTAGATTCACCAAGTAGAGCACGAGCACCTGTGGCTGTTCGAGCAGCCCCTTGACTACCAGACATAACACCTAGGTTAAGATCTGACATGCCGGTGAGGCGTTCTACGATAACTTGCAAAGACTGTTCTTCTTGGTAACCAAAAGTAACCCTATTACCCATTTGGGGGAATACGATATCAGTGGCCGGATTATCTACCGGGATTAACATTCCAGGTTCGAGTTTAATCTTAGCGGGCTCTAAAGAAGAAGTGGGACGGTAAAAGCCAATTGGCATTGTGGACAACGTGCCGAAGTCGATACGCATATTATGCATGGCATCCATCTCAACTGCCAGAGGATGGAGAATCTCAACAAGACCCATTCCATAGGTTTGGTCAGCTCTACGATAGAAATCAATTTTAAAGAAAGGACGGCGACCAGACTTATTCATCCGGCGTAGATATGTGGCGCGGAGTAATTCACCAGTGCGTTCATGAACCCACATAACGATATTAGAGTTAACGCCATTTCCATCTACATCCATTTTATAATGGGCTTCTAGGATTTGGTATTTATCTAAATCGGCAGAGGTATCTAAAGAAACGATACCAGAATGCTCGGAGCGCATCTGCTTAATATTAGATGCTCCCGATCCTCCAACTGGATTATCGCCAGAAGCAATAACTCTACGAACAGGATCTTCTTCAAAAATAGATTGATCTACCAAAGTCCAAAGCTTACTAGCATTAAGCCAATCGCGGTGAATAACCTTATCTGCAATTTGTGGGTCGCCCTTACCACCAATAATGGCAAGGTCTTCAGGGCGAATGTCATTAGTGGTTGGGCCGGTGAAGACCATCTTATTGACCTTCTTCTCGACCTCTTTCATTTTCTGGATAGGACGGGGAATCGTAGTACCATCTTCTTGTGGGACGTGTTCAATGGTATTAACTGGCTCCATTGCAACATCCATATAGGATTCAAATTCAGTATTCCATCCAGCTTTAAGAATTCCGCATCCTGTAGTAACCCAATCCCAAAGCCATCTATCGACAACTTCTTCTATACCGCAATAGTAGTTAAGCCAATCTTTTAGCGTGTACTGCATCAGGGCGGTAATGCCTTGAACTCTATTTACATAAGCTTCAGTGCGAGGTTTGATAGAAAAGTAAGGGTCAATCCCGAGGAGGGCTTGGAGAAAGCGGGCGTGCAAAGCTTTACATACAGTAAAGACCATTGGAAGGTGTAACGTGCTAGATCCTGCGAAGGGGCCTTCAGAATTAGACTCGACGAATTCGTCCCAATCTCGCAGATAAGTTTCCTGCTTATCTAGCCATTCCTGACGCTGGGAGTTTGCCAAGTGCCAATCTTTGACCACCATTTGACCTGCGCCCATATCACGTAGCTTGGCTGTAAGCTTAGTAACTACTTGATCCCGCAGTGATACTTCCGCATCGGGGATCTTAGTACGCTTTTTATCTAAAACTGCTCGGTCGTCTTGTCTATGAGCTGCTCCCATGGGCTGCCCAGACTTGTTCTTGGGGTTCATATCAGACATGTCTTATTATATCCTATTCTATCTTTTGTAATATTTACGGTAGCCCATACTAAGGATCTTGGGGCTACTAGCCTTATCTTTAATACCGTAGGACTCTAGGCTACCACTGCTTTTGTAAATACGGGACTTGGACTTATTAAAGGTTAGATTTAGAGCAAGGGCGTACTTAAGACACGCTAGGTAATCCTTGTTAGCGATATCCAACTTCTGCTTATACTCATCCATGTTCTTATACTTCATCCAGGAGACATTTTCACAGTCTGAAATAATCCCAGTGTTACCTTTTATAATTCTAAGTTTCGGCAGCTTATCACCAAAGTTATTGGCTTGCTCCGGTATCTTAAGAACATCTTGAATACGGGCTATGAAGTCAGCGTCATTCTTTTCATCCCAAGTAGTTGCTCTGCAACGGACACCTTCTTCATTAAGTATCTGAATGAATGATTTAAAACCTTCGCCGCCAGTACCTTCAGAAGATCCCAGTGAGTCGCAAGTGATATCTACAACTCGATACCCCTCGTACCATTTCTTCAATTCCCTGCCGAATTCCCTGGCAACCATCTTAAGCCTAAGTTCTTTGAGATAGTAGAAGTAACCATCCTGATCAACTCCAAGCATGATTGCAACGTGAGGCTTACTGGGGTGGGGGTCGATTGCAACTACAACGGAATTATGTGTTGGCCATGGTTCGGTTAATTCTGTTACATGGACAGCTTGATTGAATAAGTGTGCTAGTGCTAATCCTTCAAGATCGAAGAATTCCCCATGTAATCTAATTCGTCTTTCTTTCTCAGACAGAACCGCACTAAACTCCTCTATATATCCAGAAGCCAAATTCTTCTCATTCACTTTGGTACCAAATCTAAAGCACTCGGTATCCTTTAATTCCCCTTTAGCCCAAGGTTCAAATATTTCTGTTCTTAGCCAAGCGGCTGCTATGGGAGTACCAATGATTAGATACCGGGCTCGGCGCTTTGCTTTTCTTCCCCCTCGTCTTAATGAGATATATACATGTCGAGGAGGGGGCTCATCTGCAACTAAAACGTCGAGTTCCAAAGATTCGAAGAGCATCGGCTCCTGGGCGTGGAACATGAAAAGAATTTCAGACCCACAATCAAACGTTATTTGCGAAACATAGTTCTTTCCACGTTTATGCAATTGCTCTGGTTTAAGAGAATACCATTTGGCGATCTCTGGTAGCCAAACATCAGCTACCTTAGAGGGATCATCCAGAAGGACAATGATACGAACTGGAACTGGGGTAAAGGTTTCTGTAACTGGATTGTATCCATGTGCTGCCCATAGGACTTCATTGACAGCTAGAGCGGTTTTGCCTGCCCCGTTACCAGAGGCTACGAAGCGGAGCGTGGCTGTAGAGTTGTGGACTTTTATCTGCCCAGCATTAGGCTTATATACATCCTGCTTAAGCCTTAAGCGGCGTCTTTTCTCCTCGATCATATCTAACATTTGGAGCTTCTGCTCCCTACTTAGATTATCGAGATTTAGCTTATTTTTCTTCTGAGTCATCAGCTTCTTCTATGGCATCTAGTTCATTAATCTGCGTTAGAAGAAATGCATCTAATTGCTCATCTGGCAGTTTGCCAAGGCGGTGTTCGATCTCCTTAGACTCCTTGGCCTTGCCTTGGGTACGGTCTAGAATATCTCTAACTGCTGACATCGCCTTGGAAGCATCTGCTTCGCCAAGTGCAATAGAGAGACCTCTAGCTGCAGCAAGGGCGCTATACTTAGAATATAGCTCCTCCGCTGTTTTTCCAGCTTGCATATCAGCGCGAAGGGCGGGCAGTATCTCATCTTGGAAATGCTCAAATGCTACCAAATCGCTATGTAGCTTAGCTGCCCGATTTACCTCTCGAGCCCCGTGATCTCTAGATGACTTTTTTTTAGTTGGTCTCGCCATAATTCATTGTAGCACAGGGAGAAAAGAGAAATTGCGCGATCTCGTAAGTATTGATTATTATAGGGGAATTAGAGACAAAGACTTTAAATTAGGCTCCCAGCACGAAGGAGTACCAATATAGAGATACGACGCGGGTGGGCACCCACGCCCCGGTCTAATGATTTCAACTAGTTACACGCCTATGGGCATAGGACATGTCAAGCCCATTGATGCTATTGTATAGCAATACAATTGCAATGCAGTATGTATTGAATGCAGAGAGGGAGAGGTTTGAGTAACAATTACATGCATTTAGGCGGGGGTTGCTGGCAACTAAGAGGATAGTTACGATAGAACACTACATTATAGCATTATTAAAGCTTTTTAAACGTATTCGCTTTTTGCGGTACATTGTATCAGAATGTAACAGTATTGAAACTATTAAGAATTCGAAATTAATGTATTCAATATAACCAAATAACATAATTGATTAGGCTTAAATGATTTGGCATTCGCATTGCAATATTAATCAAGTAACAATTGAAAGGATATAACATTATGTCAATCGAATATAAAGGCTACTCAATTAAGTTTAACGGTGATTCTAAAGTGTATTCATTGCGCTTTAATTTAAGAACAATTGAAACATCTTCATTGTTCGAAATGCTGAATGCAATTGACCATTTTTAACAGGATTAATACTATGGAATACGCTTGTTTAATTTATTTTATAGCATTTATTTTGGCAGTATTAAAAGGAGCATTATGATATACACTTTATATCTTATTCTTGGATTATTATCCTTTGTCCCTTCAATATGCTATGCAATAATCAAATCATTAGGTGCTCATTGTGATAATAAT